CAGACAAAGGGAATTACTTATAAGTTTGTGGGGGTCTTACTGTTAGGCTGTAAAAATGTTAAGAGCGCAAAGACTTTTATAAGCCATCTATTTTCAATTAGAAATAATTTAATATATTCTAGTATATTTAAAAAATAATATATTAGAGTATATTAGATTATATTAATAATGGCAACAAGTAGTAAGCGTGTTTATAAAGTTAGGAAAGAAGGGAAAGCATTTGAATATGATGGTGGGGCGCTTGATTCTTTGGAACAAGACTTTAAGGGAATGGCAACTAAGAAGGGAACTTCACTAAGTCCCCAGACATTAAAGAGCTATATAAGTAAAATTAATAGGATAGCAATTATGATAACCGGTAAGCCTTATGAGAATAGCAAGTTTCTTATGGATGCTGATAAGGTAATAAAGGCTATTGAGAATAGCACATTAAAGAGTAAAAAAGATTATTTAGCTGCAATAAGTAAGTTATTAAGGGGTAAAAATACTAGTGATGATGTATTGGAAAAATACGGAAAGGCAATGACAAAGGAAAAAGACGGTGAAGTAAAAACACGGGGAGACAATATAGCAAAAAAGAAAGATATTCAAAAGACAAATGGAAAGACATTGAAAGACATTCAAAAGGAAATAGAAGATTATAATATTATGGTGAATGGTAAAATAGATGATGATAGATTAATAAATAAATTATTGGTATCATTCTATTTTATGAATATGGATAATAAAGGATTGCCATTGTTTATTCCCCGTAATGACTTGCCAGAGTTTAAAATAGTATCATTAAACAGAACACGTAAGCCACTTTCACCAGAATATAATTATTTAGTTGTGGACAGTAATAATAAACCAATGAAAATAATCATGAAGAATTATAAGACAAAGGCAACTTATGGTACACAATCTTTTAAATTATCACCATTGCTAATGTCGCTATTAGAAAAGTATCTAAATGAATTTAATAAGAAGATGGGTGAATATTTATTTGTAGATAAACACGGAAACCCATTTAAGCATACTACCTTTTCTAATATGATAGAAGGAGCAATGAAGGATATTTTAGGAAGTAAAATTGGTGTAGATTTAGCACGGCAAATAGTAATAAGTAATGTTTATAATGATAATGCATTAATGACAATTAATGAAAAGAATGAAGTTGCCCGCGCATTCTTACATAGTGTAAATGTTGCTAATGAATATGTAAGACCGGATCTGATTCCTAAGGAAAAATAATTTATTTTACTGATTTTTGGTATATTAGGATTAGTATATTGGGTTTCTGGGATACTGGTATATTAGGATTATTGGAATATACGCGTATATTCCAATTTTCCAATATACTAATCGGCAAAAAATGGTATATTAAGAAAATCTAATATACTAATTTCTAACAAAAATTATTTCTAAGTATAATTTAATATAAAAATAATTTCTAACTTAATAATAAACAAGATGAATAACGAAAACGAATGCAAAAATATGTCCAAAAACGAATATTATCGTAATTGGTTGATGAATAATCAAGAACGAATTAAGCAAGCACGCAAGAACTGGTATGAATCACATAAGGACACTGAAGACTATAAACAAAAACGAAAGGACTATAATAAACAATACTATTTAAAGAAAAAAACAGAAAATAAGAGTGAGGATGAACCAAAAATGCTTTAAATTACTTTTTTATATATTTTCTTTTTTACAATAGAGCCATAAATGGTAATGCGTGTAATGCACTATTAAGGATATTACCACCGCGCGTCATATCATTTGTAAGTGATGGTTGGAATGGTTGAACGGTTCCAATAGAAGGATTTCTAGAATAGCTATTATCACTCATATCACCAGCACTTACATAACCGCCGCGGGGTTTATCAAGACCGAGCCCGAAAAGGTCTAATAATGAACCCCCCTTTGTGTGTTTAGGTTTATCAAGACCGAGCCCGAAAAGGTCTAGTAATGAACCACCCGAAGCACCGCCACCAGAAACACCAGCGCCACGCACCTTACGGCCTTTACGTGATTTTCCCTTATGTTGGAGACCTAACCCGAATAGGTCTCCTAGTTTGTCTGCTACATCAACGGCGCCGTGGCCTACATCCCCTATAATACTGCCGCCAGAAACACCACCGCCACGGGGATTATCAAGACCGAGCCCGAAAAGGTCTAGTAATGAACCACCCGAAGCACCGCCACCAGAAACACCAGCGCCACGCACCTTACGGCCTTTACGTGATTTTCCCTTATGTTGGAGACCTAACCCGAATAGGTCTCCTAGTTTGTCTGCTATATCAACAGCGCCATGACCTACATCCCCTATAATACTGCCGCCAGAAACACCACCGCCACGGGTCTTCTTAATTGAATGAGAAAGGGCACCACCTTTATTTTTAATTGTTTTCCATTGAGCGGCAGCCATTCGCATTACATCTTTTGGCGCCTTATTAGGATGCTTTTTGAACATTTCGCGCACAACATCTTTATACTGCATTTTCAAATTGATTAGTATTTATTATATTATACTAAGAGAAAAAAACAAAAATAATATTATTTAGAAAAAATTCATTATCTACTTACGACGACGTAGCGAATGAGAAAGGGCACCAGCAGACATGCCAGAACCAGCCTGAGAAGCTAGATATTCAAGACCCTTTTGAGCTAAAGGAGACTGGAGAGCTTTTGCACCCATTCCAGCTACCTTTTTAGCAGTATGGAGAACACCTTTGAGACCTGATAGGAAAGAGCCACCCTGTACACCCTGTGTTGCTTTTAGAGCATCTTCGCTAACCATATCTTTAGAGACTAGAGCTTGAGAGAATTCAGCTTCACTAGCAGTAGTATTCTTAAATATACAAGTTCCCATACCAATTTGGCAAGAACCAGCATTGACGAATACTTCATAAGCAAAACAATTTGTATTAGTTACACCAATAGTGGAAAGATTAGCGTTTCCAATAGCGTTTGCGTAGTTTTCAAGAGTGTAGGTAATATTATTTTGCCACATAATACCACTATCATTAGTCTTACCCTGAAAAACATCAGAAGCACTAGTAATATCTACGGCGGGTTGGAGAACAACAGGTGTACCGAGGGCGACCCATTGAGGGTATGAAATTTCAAGCTTGCCAGTGTTACGTTTAAATAATTGCCATAGTTGCTGACGATCAAAGATGTATTGACCGAAAGAACCGAATGTAACTGTCATTTGATTAATTGCAAAACCGCAAGTATTATTCTGGCTATTTAGACCCTGAAAATTGGGAGATAACTTGAGGTAGTAATATTTAGGCATAGTACTTAGCTTTTGGCTTTGGGTAGTCATTTGATATGGAGAATAACCAGAGGGAGCAACGGGAATACCATTGAGGGGGGTTTGTTGGAATTCGGGGAACTCAAAATTGTAATAACAAACGGGAGGAATGGCACCAGTCTTAAGAGTATCAACGGTTAAATAATCAAGATAGAGATTAGCACTTACAATACTTGCAGAAAGTTGTAATGTAGTATAACTAGCTACACTTTGCAACATACCCTGAAGACCTTGAGAATTATCAAGACTATAACGAAGGTTAATAGATTGAACCTGACCGAGACCAGCGCTATTACATAGAGTAAGAGGGCTAATAAACACTGGCTCACGAAGGGTATACACAGCAACCCAAATATTGCCACTAGAATTAGTTAGAGACTTAGGAACAAAGGAAGCGCGGGAGAAACCAGCACAAGCAGCATAAGGGGTAGTAGGTTGATTAGGTACAATAAGGGCATTTGTACTTACAACGGTATTAGGGCTAGTATAATTAAAGGTAGGGCATGAACTAGCTAATTCGCGTTTACGGTCAGCATCAATAATCCATTCACGGCAGTTGTTAAGAAGTTGGCTAGCATTCACGGTCGTTTCAACGTTATTTAACTGAAGAGCAAGAGTATTACAAACACGAGTAAGAGGGAATTGAGCGAAAACAACGTTGGGGGCTTGCGCTGCATTAGAGGGAGCAGCATAAGGAGTAGGGTCAATAACGGGAGGATTATTGGTATTATCAATATTAGGTAATTGAACACTGGTTGTTCTATCAAAACTAACGGCAACGTCATACTCAACAAACCAACTAGGGTCAATAATAACATTATTGCCAATAGAAAGAACGTTGTTCCATTGGAGTTGAGAACCACTAACACTAGTTGCGGGAATATAACGAGGTAAATTTTGAGCGGCACCAGTAGTGATAATCTGTGTAGGGTTTTCTAAAATAAGACGGCTATCAATAGCAACTTGAACGTCAAGACCTGCAGACATTTTGAAATGTTAATATTTACTATTATATTATAATTATATTTTTTATAAAGAAAAAAATTAAAATTAAATTGGTTATTCTAGTAGATTCTTGTAAACTGAAATTTAATACTTGCATTTTGTCCAGTTGGAATTAGTAATTCTGTTTCTGTTCCATCTAGATAAGCAATAAAGAGTTGATAAGAAATACTTCTTAATTGCTGATTGGAAATCATAGCATAATTACGGAGTAATTGTGGGTCATAGAGAAAATCCCCCGACAAATTAAAGAATTGGTTTTGTGTATCAAAATCCAAATCAGTAAAAATAGTGGTGTTGGTATCACTTCCCGTGAAATCAGTTAATAGACTCATGTTTGTTTTAATTATTAACTTGTCAACTGTATTTAATTGGTACATTGTCTCTTTACTCTGTATCATACTTCCACTAGGAGAAAGAACAAAATTATTTAATGTTGAGCCTGAAGGCTTTACACTTGTAAAATGAAAATACCGTAATAGTTCATCGTTAATGCTTATAGCTGAATTTGCCGCCGCCCATTTCGGGTCATAAGTCATCGTTAGTCTATGTGTTGAATAATCTAGAACAAAGCTAGGAGCACCACTAACCGGCATTGGATTTACCGTAGTTTTTAATGTTTCAAATGCTGTTTCATAAGCTGCATTTACTACATCTACTATCGTCTGTAAATTGTAATATATGCTAGAAGCTTGAGAAGGCAAAATAGTTTCCAAACTAGTATATACACCTATGCCACCATATGGCAGAAAACCACTTATTGTCCCTTTACTAACAAATGTTAAATAATCATAAGTTGCTACCGATTGTCCTACTGTATTAGGTACATAAACTATATCTAGCCCGCGGGAAATTTGAATATTAGGGGCATAATTATTACTTATAGCAATATTATTAGGAGAACCAACAGCAACAAACGATGTAATATTGTATTTGTAAATATCAGTGTTATTAGTTTGATTAGCATAGGCAAAACACTTAGACAAATAACCAGTATAAGTATTTGCATCTGTATGCCATTGCAACAGTGTAATTGTATTTGATTCACCATTATATAATGCCTTATAAAGTGTGGTATTTTCACCAACTAGACAATATCCAACATCTAATAATAAATTATCCCATACAAAACTAGATATTTGATGCGAACTACCAATTACACTTACATTATTAAATATACCACCGTCTAATTGTAAATAAGGAGCAGAACCAGCGGTATAAGTAGGTACAACACTAAATTTCTTTAGTTGTCCGCCATAAACCATCCAAATTACGCCGTTAATATCCGCCATTATTTGCGCGGTTGTGTCAATACCACTAATAAAATAAAATGGCACCCACGCACCGTTTGCACCAATACTTACTAAATCAAAAGAACCTACTATTTGCGTTTCCCTTATGCCTATCAATAGGGGCATATTATCGGGCGTATTATAATAAGCAATTGTAAAGGGAAAACCACTACCACCAATCGGAGAAGGGTTCCAATTGGTTTGGGTTATATTATCCCATAATAAAGAAGATTGGAACCCAGACCAATAATTCCCGAAACTATCTTTAGAAGCAGAAAACACAGTTTGATGGTTATCAAAACTTTGGAAACTCAAAATATTGTCAATAGTATTAACAACGCCGGTAGGGTCAAACATATTAATCATTGTACCAATATTTACCATAGTACCATATGTAGTACCAGAAGTAAAAGGAGTAGTAGTATTTGCACTCAATTGCTTTAATTCGTCATAACTATTATTCATCACAATAAAACTATCATCTACGGTATTTACGATGATTCCTACTGGGTTTGTTATTTCCGCGTTCAATTCACCCTCATTCTCACCGGCATAAGTTTGATAATTATAGGTTGATGCATAAAATGCCATTAATGAAGTATTATTCCAAACAATAATCATCGTTTGTCCATCTGTTGCAGCACATCTAATATCAGTTAATGGCGTACCGGAAATAGTGTCACCAAATGTCCCTACCGGTGTAATTGCATTTTGCCATTTAAAACTAAATACATTTTGAATTGAAGTGTTATTTTGAACCACTATTAAATGGGTTGCAGCAACGGAATAATTAGCAGACCGTAAATCCGCTATTAATTGTGATGTTATGTATTCACCGCTAGAATTATAAACAAATATACCATAATAAGTACACACCCAAAATATTTCATTTATTGGGTCATATACACTAAAAAATGGTGTTATTTGATTATTAGAAACATCCTTTGGAATAAATGATAATTCTAAATTACCTAATTTTCCATCTACACCCCTATAGAGATTAATATTATAATTACGGTCTAAATTAGTGTAGTATTCATAATAAGAAGTTGCGGGAACCATACCAGCTAAATTAACATATTCCGTTTGTGTAGTTGAACCACCACTACCATTAGGAAGACTTAGACCAATTTCCCACTGATTATATGGAACATAACCCATTCTTACACCTTCTAGGCTACTAACTTTTAGCTTATTAATTGCCACTTCATAATTAGATTGATTATTCAAAAAGCGACTACCTAGAGTTGTCATGACATATGATGATTTGGGAATAGTTCCACTATTATAATTCACATTACTATAATAAAGAACATTTGCGCTATCATCAAAACCACTAGCCATTTTATGTGTGTTTCTACTATATTATTATTAATATATATTTTATAATCTTTAAAAATTCAAAAAACAACAATATATTAAACTATTTCTAATTGAAAATAGATATCTTATAAAAAGCCATTGCGCCCGTCACACTTTTACAGCCTAACAGTAAGACCCCCACAAACTTATAAGAGATTCCCTTTGTCTGGAGTCTCATCACTTTTTTTTCTTTCTGTATAGAGACTATAGGCGGTAAAAAGGGCGCACCTCATTTCACACCTATATTGTGGGGGTTTCTCGCTCATTTTTCATTTTACGGATTAACAAACAATTAAGTTAGAAATGTACATAGACTCTAGACTTGCGTTTTTAACACTTTTACAGTCTAACAGTAAGACCCCTATAAATTTATAAGAGATTCCCTTTGTCTAGAGTCTATGTACATTTCAAAATTTAGTTTTTATAAAAAGGGCGCACCTCATTTCACACCTATATTGTGGGGGTTTCTCGCTCATTTTTCATTTTACGGATTAACAAACAATTAAGTTAGAAATGTACATAGACTCTAGACAGTTTAAATCATTCCAACTTCCTTAGATGATACATAATAGGATGGGTAATTCTTATTTATCATTACAAATCGGCCTAAACCTTTCATATGTTCTATTTGTTTGTCGTTAAGACCTAAATAAATCTTAGCAAGATTATTAAATGCCCTAAAATTATTACGAGGGAAACAATAGAAATATTGGCAATTAAGAAGTACTTCACGGGCTCCCTTAGCGTTTCCAGCTTGCGCGGTTTGTTCTACAACAAATACTGATTGCCCGCGGTGTCGTGATTTTTGCAACATAATAAGACGTAATTCCAAATAAGGTTTTGCGAGTTTAGTCCCAAAACTTAAAATATCATCAAATACCGCTAAGCATTTATTTTCCATTTGTTCATATATGTCATGTACATTACAACCAGTTCTTGCCATTAAGGCGTTTAAATCCACTTTCATTACATCACATTTTAAATTATCATAGTCCCCATCATCAATACTAGAAAATACATATACTTTTTTTGGTTTTATCTGTTCTATTGCCTTTCTAGCCATATAACTTTTACCACTTCCCGTACTTCCACTATAAAGGCATCTAATACCCTGTTTTTTTGACATATCAAAAAATGGCATATATTCATTACCACTAATTACTGATTCTCCCGCGTCTTCTTCATTATCTAAATAAACATCCCTAGCGGGGGAAACCGCTATTTTTTCATTAGTTTTACTTTTTCTAGTTATTAACGACATCTTATATTATTATATTATATATATATAAAATAACTATAAAATGCCATATACTCTAGAACATAAAAAAGGCAAAGGCTATAAGATACATTTGAAAGATGACCCACAACATGTGTTTAGTAAGAAATACCAGCCTAAATCACGGGCAATAGCACAGATGCAAGCTATTGAAATAAGCAAGCGACGACGTAGAATAAGTAATAGTGTTAGTGGTGGTGGTATTGGTGATATTTTTAGAAAAGTAAAAAATACAGTAAATAGCATTATTAGTGTTCCTACTACATTAGCTAATAAATTAATGCCAGAGAAAACACAATATACTAATGCAACTGAGGGTATGTTGCGAAACTATGGTAATTTTGAAATTATTTCATTAACAGTGGAAAAAGAGCCAGTTGATAGTAAAGTAATGTACCTAGCTAATACACTATCAGCATTTGAATTACAAGCTATAATGCAAAAGACGGGTATTGATAGATTCTACCATTTATCAATGGTTGCAGAGATATTAACTTCAACAAATCAAACAATAAAACTACGTATTGAAAAGAATGAGAATATAACTATTGATTTTTATAAGAGACGACCTAATACACAATCTATTAATATTGATTTGAAACAGAAGAAAATCACTATACGTGATTTATTAGAGAAAACGCGATTATCTATTGGAAACGACCATTATTTCAAATATAGGTGGGATAGTTGGAATTGCGCTGATTTTATATTACAAGTATTGCAAGCAAACGGGCTATTAGTTCCAGCAGATAGAGATTTTATTTGGCAAAATGCAGATATTATCAAAAAGAACATGTCTAGCGCATCAGCAAATAGAATGCATTTATTAACTAAACTAGGTTCTTATGTATCACACCTTAAAGGCGGGGAAATTAAATTCATATAATTTTTATCATCAATTTTTATCATCAATTTTTATCATCATTTTTATTTCCTAAATTATTATATATGTAATTATTAATATATATAGTTTGATATATTAGAAATGGCACCCCGTAAAATAGCATCTAAATTAGGAAAAGGAGCAAAGGCACCTAAGAAAGCAACTGCCCCCAAAACATTATTAGAATTACGTAAGGAAGCACAGAAAAAACAACGCGGCGAAGTTGTTAAAAGGGGAATGGTTGCTAAAGCCCGTGAAGAATCACGTGAAGCATTACGCAAATCACTTAAGGAAGCAGAAGCCACAAAAGAAAGTCTTTCAAAGGAACAAAAACGAAAAATAGCACAAATAAAAGATATTCGGGAAGCATTTCCAGAATTAACACAATCACAATTTAAGCGATTATTAAAACGTGATTACGATATTGATATTGAAGAAGAAGATGACCCAATTAGCTCAGAAGAACTAAAGAAAATAATGACATCCAAACGGGAAATAGAAACTATACGCGCAGAAGAAAGAGCACGCCAATTAGAAGAACGCGAAAATGTACGTAAAACACGCGAAGCAGAAGACGTAAAACGGGCGGTAAAAATGGCAAGAGAAGCACGGGAACAAGCTATACGGACCACAGAAGCACGCAAACTAGCAGAAGAAGCGAAAAAAACCAAAGGAAAAGCAGTGGAATTAGGTATAACACCAGCACAATTAAAACAAATTCAAATGGAGGCGAGTCGGGCTCAAGAATCAGCACGAGAAGCCCAGAGAAAGATTGAAGCAGAAATTGGAAGCAGAAAAAACCGTATTTATGCAGTAAATAAAAAAATTAAGGGTTATGATGATAAAATTGATAAATTAACAGATGAATTAGATAGTGAAAAAAACAAAGCAAAGAGAAAAGATTTGCAAAAGAGAATTGAGGAAACACAAAAGAAGAAGAAGGAAGCTAAAGTAGAAATTGATGATATTAAAGAAGAAATTGACAAATTAAAAGGAGGAAAGGAAAAGGAGAAAGAGAAGGAGAAAGAGAAGGAGAAAGAGAAAGAGAAGGAGAAGGAGAAGGAGAAAGAAAAGGAAAAGGAAAAGGAAATACCAAAGCTAACACCACAAGAATTGATAGCCAAATCATACGACGAAATGTCGGATATAGGAAAAGAATATTTTGATGCATATATAAGAAAAAATAAGGGGTTAACTGATGAGGCTAAATTAATTCTTATTGGCAATATAAGTATGAAAGGTGATTCCATATTAGAACAAATGTTAGATGAACTATTAAAGGAAGAGAAACAACCTGAACCAGAAGAAAAAGAAAAAGAACCTGAACCAGAAGAATTAAAGAAAGACCCTGAAATTAAAATTGAAAAAGATGAAGATGAAAATAAGCTTAAAAGTGATAAAGACGCAAAAAACCCACCACCAGAAATAGAACTACTAAAGAGAGATGAAGAAGAAAAAGAACCAGAAGGAGAAGGACTACACCCCATTATTGGTCTAGGACTTGCCCAACGGTACGCAATTCATCCTAATCACATTAAAGAAGGTAAAAACAAATTCACATTTACTAAGAAAGGTAAAGACCATATAAAATCATTAAAAAAATTATTACATCCTAATCACGCTGCTTATGTTGTTAATTGGTCTATACTTAATAAAGTTCGTAATGAAAGACAAGGCCTAAAGAAAGGTAAGCGCGGTACAAAAGGTGGTAGCCTAGGTGATATCCTAGGAGCCATTTTTTAGGTATACTAAAAAGCCCTTGCGCTCTTAACATTTTTACAGCCTAACAGTAAGACCCCCACAAACTTATAAGTAATTCCCTTTGTCTGGAGTCTCATCATTTTTTATATTTCCGTATAGAGACTCTAGGCGCCTAAAAAACAGCGCAACCCATTTTACACTCATATTGTGTTGGTTTCCCGCCCGTTTTTCATTTTACGGATTAACAAACAATAAGTTAGAAATGTGTCTAGACTCTAGACAGTTTATTTTTTTATTTTTCAAAATATTCTTGAACGTCTTCTAATCCATTTAGTGTTAATATTGTGGCTACATAGTCTGGACGGTTTAAGAAACCGCGATTACCTCTAAATAAGGATTCAAATTGTGGATTAGTAAGATTACGAAATATTATGCGTAATGCAGCCCAACGGCCACAAGTCTGGGCGTTCCCCCATTTTTGATAATCAACAGTATTACTAATTACTGGCCGGCGTTGTGGGTCAGTTGCTAATAGATTCTTTAATAATGGAGGGTATTCCTCATCAAATTTAGTATAACTCTTATAAGTATCTGGAGCCCCTAACCCGTAAGAATCTTGATAATAAATAGCATTATCAGTAAGAAAGCAAGCAACATAATGCCCGAAATTAACGGCCTTAGTTTGTAATAACACTACTTGAAAAGGTGAATTACGGGGAAAGAATGTATTGAATGTATATTTACTCAAATCACTATATAATACGGGTGGTTTGCCTATTAAATTCTGTATTTCAACGCCGGTTAAATCGCGGTCAGTATAATGTTTAACGATATTTTCTATACTTGTTGCCATTGCTATTATAAATTAGAAATATATTATTTTCAAATTAAAATATCCATATTGATTAACAAACACGGAAAAATTCACATTAACATACAATGCCGGAAATTGCAACGCAAACAGAGCATGAAACACCAGTATTTAAAGTTTTGACACCTGATGAAGAAAAACAATTATCTACTAGAGAACGTAAGGAATACAGAAAACAGTTAAGAAATTATAAAAGAGAGCGTAAGCGGGTTGAATATAATGAATATATGCGGGTTTATATGAGCCATTATAGAAAGATGAAATATAAGTATGACCCTGCATACCGTGAAAAGGCAAAATACAATCGGCGTTTGTTTTATTATACACAAAAGGCAAAGGCATTAGGATTAATAACAGATGAAGAATTAAAAGAAGATGAATTATTAGAAGAACAACCAATAAAAATAAAATCAAATATATTTATAAATAGTTTGATTTAAAAATGCCATATGAACTACACGCCGTTATTATATCACGTAATGTACCATTGGAAGATGCTAAGACACTTGCTAGTGAATTTATTCCCTCTACACGCCATTATTACAGAACTACGAAAAACTCATATAGATTTCGTAATATACCAAAAACGAAGTTTGACAAAAACACATTTCGTAGTAAGAAGATAAATGATGAAATAACCTTAGTTTATGGCAATTTATAAATATGTATCTTAAATTTCTTTTCTATATAGTCAATTGCATCATGTAAATTGGGTTTCGACCATAGCAAATAACGAGCCCACCAACCGGCCGTATTAATACCATCTTTCCCCCAGTTTTCCCGTTTTTGGTGTCGTTGTAGGTAATTTCGCATTCGGTTTGCTGTATGATGTTGGGTATAGTCTTGATAGTTTGAATTTCCAAAGTGTATAGTGCGACGACCATCCGGTGTGATTACTTGCCATTTTTTATCTTTTCTATTTGATGGTGTTAATAAATATGTGTCCATTTTTTTATCTTATTACTTATTAATAAGAAAAAAGGTATGACCGTACATATTAGAGACTATCTAAAGCAATTTACAGTAAATCAATTACGGGATTTAGTTAGAAGACATAATTTACATTATAGAATACGTGTGGGACAGTCTAAAGAAGAATTATTAGATTCCCTAGCAGATTTATATAAGAGTATTAGGGGTGATTATCTAATCCCTATAGATTATGAAATACGGATTGTGAGACCAAAATTGAATATAGTATCAAAAGCCAAAATACGGGCTGAAGCAGAAGCAAAGGCTGAAGAATTACAACGGGCAAAGATGGAAATAAGGAAAAATACACCTTTTGAAAGAGCAAAAAGAATGTATTTATTACATAAAAAACCAGAAAAAAGTAATGTTGAAGAAATAAGGAGAATTAAGAATGAATTGAAAGAAAATGAATTAATGTTAAAAAAACTCAAAAAAACACAGGTTTAAAAATCATATTCCACAGTTTCAAACTTTTCTAGAAGATTTATGGGAATATTAACACAATCACTAATTGTACCCCTATCGTGTCTAGGCACTTTTACTAGATTATATGTCTCACCATTATATTTATGATAGTATATACCATCGTTATAATGCATAACAAAATATACGGAATATTGGCGTTGTATATATTGTTTTGCTTTTTTATATTTACTATAATTCATTATCATAGTAGGATATGCATCGTGATTTATGTAACGTCTTTTTACCTCAATCACAATTTTATTTTCTTTATCCTTTAAGTCGAATGAATGAAAAGGCGGTGTAGTAAGTAATGATATTCCTAATTTATCATTAAATAAGGTCTTAATGTTTTCTACAAATTTAACGTCACAATCTTTACCAACATTTCTAACTGGCATTTTTTCTTACTTATTATTAAGTTAGAAAATAATTTTAGTAAGAAATAACCGCCTAGAGTCTAGACACATTTCTAACTTAAATTGTTTGTTAATCCGTAAAATGAAAAACGGGCGGAAAACCCCCACAATATAAGTGTAAAATGAGGTGCGCCCTTTTTAGCGCCTAGAGTCTCTATACTAGAATCTTAAAAAGTGATGAGACTCCAGACAACGTGAATTACTTATAAGTTTGTTAGGGCTTTACCATTAGGCTGTAAAAACACTACGGGCGCAAGGGCTTTTATAAGACTACTATTTTAAACTGTCTAGGGTCTATGTACATTTCTAACTTAATTGTTTGTTAATCCGTAAAATGAAAAACGAGCGAGAAACCCCCACAATATAAGTGTAAAATGGTATGCGCCCTTTTAAAAATTAAAAGTGTCTAGGGTCTATGTACATTTCTAACTTAATTGTTTGTTAATCGTAAATGTGAAAATGAGCGGAAAACCCCCACAATATAAGTGGAAAATGGTATGCGCCCTTTTTACCGCCTAGAGTCTCTATACAGAAAGAAAAAAAAGTGATGAGACTCCAGACAAAGAGAATTACTTATAAGTTTGTTAGGGTTTTACTGTTGGGCTGTAAAAGTGTGACGGGCGCAAGGGCTTTTCCATTTTTTCCATTTTTTCCATTTTTTCCATTTTTTCCATTTTTTCCATTTTTTCCATTTTTGTTTTATTTAATTTTTTCGATAGTTAGAAATATTTAGAATGGTTTTTACTGGCATTTACGAAAAATCAATCACAATAAAAAATTGAATTTTTTTTTTCTTAAATTATTTCTAACTTAAAAATTATTTCTAACTTAAAGATAAGACAGATAATCTCTACAAACTATAAAATGGCAAATTTAGAATTCTTCAAAACCGCGGGTCTCAATCTCTATCTAGTAAAAGATAAATTACCAGCACAAAAGGTGGGTTCTACTCTAGTTGGTATTAATGGTTGGGAATCTCTAACCAATTTTAAGAAGTATAGTAAGCAAGTAAAGGAAGGAGATAATATTGGATTTCTAAGTGGTAAGCAATATGCAAGTGGAAAATATATTGAAGTGTTAGATTTTGATATTTACGATAAAATAACAAATGGTATTAATGAACCAACAATGGAATTATATAAGAAATTTGAAAGTCTAGACACTAATAATAAGATTGGTTTCTTTAGTGGTTCTACTTGTGGTAATTATGGTGTTTTAATTGATTCAACTAATAATGAAGTATTACGTGAGAAAATAGAAGAATGCAAACATATTAATAAATGTAAAATTAAGGTTGAAGAATTGGAAATCCTTTATTGTAATAATGTTGTGTTGCCACCTAGTATTACTAATTGCAAGAAATGCCGTAGAACACACATAGCACGCAAGATGCTTAATGATCAAATGGGGTTTTGTGTTCCTAATCAACAGCAAACGGAATTCTTATTAGAATTATTCAATAATTATATTGCTAGTAAGACTACTAAAACTATCAATACACCTAATGGGACTATTTCTACTAAGGTAGAAAAGGTGGCAAAATCTGCGTTGATTGATGTTAGTCGTATTCATAAAAATAAGATGTTAGTAATTCTACAATGTCTTAAGGAATCCCGTTTTACTGCTAAGCAAACTGACGGTTGGGGGCAGTTGCTAGTGCAAGTAGCCAATGCAAATAACAGTGAGGAAGTTATAAAGGCATTTTGGGAACGTTGCCGCGTAGGTACATATAGTGGTATTACTTATAATGAGATTGCAAATGCTATTGCGGGTGTTAAGATTTCTAATGATTTTAACAATGCTAATTTATGGAAGATGGCTAAGGAAGACAATAAAGAATTATACAATAAGAATTTTAATAAGTATGATGAACCGGCATTTGAGTATGAAAAAATAACATTTACAGATGATGCCGAGAAGCCTAGCCACTTTATTAATTATAAGCAAGTAAAGAAATATTTTGGTGATAGTAAATATTGCTTTATAAAATCTAGTTTAGGTACTGGCAAAACACAGTTTATTAAGAATGTAATTGAAGAGGAATTCAGCGGAGAAATTACAGAATATGATTCAAAAGGGAAAATGACTATGAGACCTTATCGAATTGCATTCTTAACAATGAGACAGAGTCTGGCTCGTTCTCTAATGGAGGATTTCTGCAAACTACATTTTCAAAATTATCTAGATAACGACGTAAAGAAAAATATTAGAAATGTCAATAAAATTATTATTTCAATTGATTCATTAGAGAAAATAGGTGGGTTTGACGAGGAAGACGGAAGTTATATTGGTAATACATACGATTTAGTAGTATGTGATGAAATATGCAGTTTGCTAAAGCATTATGACTTTAAGGAGATGAAGAATCCTGAGAAATCATACCAGATTTTCAAGACAATTATTAAATGCAGTAAGCAAACATATTTTCTAGATGGTGATTTAAGTAACCGTGAATTAGGATGGTTTAACACATATATTAAAGGTAAAGAAGAAGTAAAAAAGCCATTATTCAATGGGTTAACTGGTATTAAGTATGATTTGAAATTATCCTATTGTAAATCCGGACAATATAATAAGATTCTTGAAGCGTTAGACTCGGGCAAGAATATTGCTATTGTTTGTATGTCATCTGCTGAATGTTTGAAGATGTACGATGCATTATGTGATAAATATAAATGTAAAGTAATTCACGGTAACAGCAGTGACGCAGAAAAAGCGGAATTATGTCAAATCAATAGTATTATTACTAATTACCAATGTTTCATATATTCACCTAGTATCACTGTTGGTGTTGATATTAACCCCAAAATAGAAGGTGTTATATATAAGCATTTTGATAATATCTTTGGTTATGTGTGTGAAGGTAGTGTAAGCCCGCGGGATTATTTTCAGATGTTAGCTCGTGTACGAAATCCAAAAAGTTTAGTAATTAATATCTTAATTGCTAATTTCGATATGCAATTAACTGGGTTATATGATATTATTCCATTCGATAAGTATTACCGTATAATGTTTGGAGACGAACCCGTAAATGGTTTGAGTTATATCAAATGTTGGAATAAGTGGGAAACCGATAATAGTAAATATTGGTTAGATGTATTTCAATGGTATGCAAACCAGAAGGGACACGCATTGGAAATGGTGAATACCACAAAAGAGGAATTTAAGGAACAAAAGAAGAAATTAGAAGAAACTAAAAACCGATTGAATATTGATATTATTAAGAGTGATAAAGCGGAATTGGTATTTGATGCAGTATTACTAAATGCAAAACCGCGGATGGTAATTGATGCTAATCCATATGAGAAAGAAGATATGAAAATATATAATAACATACGTCAAAAACGGATTATTACGGAAGAAGATAAGGAATTATTGATGTCTATCGATGTACGCAATAATTGGGATAATTTAGAGTATAAGCAAGAACGAATTGAGATGGGTGAGGCAATGACACACGATAAACTAAATTTTGAGAAGACCGTTTATTGGCAGTTCTTTGGGTTATCTAATAATATTGAATTTGAAGACTTTAAAGAAAATTATTATCGTAAAATTGATATTGTTAAAAATTATGTAGCATTAAATAAACTGAATGAAATTATTGAGGTTGCCCCAATCAGAACACGAGGGCAACAATTTGACGGAGAAATACTAAATAAAAAAATTGAATATTTAAATGCGATTAGCCGTCTTATTGGCGTTGATGGTTATAAGAATCAAACTATTACAAAAGAAATAGAATGTGAGCCACTGAATAAGATTCTACAAAATAAGGATTTTAAAATTACATTCGGTATTATGGATAAGAGCAAAGGCAGTAAGAAAATAACAAAAAAGACTGAGCGGGATGAGATAGTAGAAAAAGCATTTACACGTATGCAAATAATAATGCGTGTGCGTGAGATTCTTAGTGAATTCGGTTTTGAATACGAATATAAGCAGATTAGACAGAATGGCGCAAAGGTAAATGCATATGACTTTATAGAATGTAAGGCAGTACAGCAATATAATAAGAAGCAAACACAACTAGAAAATATGGAAGAAGAACCCGAACAAGTTGAATATGTGATTGACTTTTAAAAATGTTTTTGGATGTTGGTTTTAGTTATTTTGATTTTTCAATTATTTTCTTTTATTTGTTTATAATAGAATAGAAATGACAGCAAATTTAGAAAGTACATTTTTTACTACTATAATTCCGTTGGGTTCTAATGGATTTTTTGCGCCCCCTAGGTGGGATGATGTTTTACAATATAGCATTGTTGATGTTAGTTTGGTAGCAGATACAAATTGTACTATTAGTATTACACAATCAGCAGACCGCCAGAATATATCTTCTACAACAGTATTTACAACTGCAGCAAACCAGCCTTTTAATATATCACTACCAATTTATGTTCGTTATATTAGATTGCGTGTAGATAATCAAGAGGCAAACACGCAAGCCAATTTTAGCTTACAAACCATTTATAAAAATGTTAATGTGAATAATATTCCAATAGTTAATCAGCAAATTTTTAATAATACAACCGGTGTGGATGGTACATCTATTCTTATTAATTCATCATGTAAGACATTTACTTTTTTTGGTAATGTTAACGGCGCAACATCATTAATTGTGCAATGTAGCCCCGATACTCTTAATTGGTATGATAGCCAATATACTTATACTAGTTCTTCTAGTGCAAATTTTGGGTTTACAGTGTCTTTAGTATCACAATATATGCGATTGAAATCCACAGCAGATGTAAATTGTATATGTTATGTAAATGCAATTTAATTTTCTTTTAATATTATAAATACAAAGAATGTCTTTTTTAGGGTCTTTTAGTTTAGTTGAGCCCCGCGATGGGTTATATTTAGGTCAAGTTAGTTTATTAGGATTTACAGGCGGTACAGAAGGTATGACTGGTCCAACCGGTATGACTGGTTCAACAGGTGCTACAGGTGCTACAGGTTCAACAGGTTCAACAGGTGCTACAGGTGCTACAGGTTCAACTGGTGCAACTGGCGACACTGGAGCAACGGGAATGACTGGCTATACTGGTGCAACGGGAATGACTGGTGCAACTGGTGACACTGGAGCAACGGGAATGACTGGCTATACTGGTGCAACGGGAATGACTGGTGCAACTGGTGACACTGGAGCAACGGGAATGACTGGTCCAACCGGTATGACTGGTTCAACAGGTGCTACAGGTGCTACAGGTTCAACAGGTTCAACAGGTGCTACTGGTGCAACTGGCTATACTGGTGGTTATCCTTTATTTTCCAATAGTTTATATGCAAATGACAATGTATCATCAATTCAATCACAAATAGACACATTAACACAAGCGGACACAATTTATATATCTTCTGGCAGTTTTACGGAAAATATAACAATTACGAATAAATATAATGTTAGTTTAATTTCACCTAGTTGCAATAGTGGTACAATATCCCAAATAGTAGGTAATTTAACTGTTGACGGTTCAAGTGAATTAATTCGAATTAGCAATTTACAAATTTCCGGTAATACTGCTACACTCAAGGGCGTTGGAAGGTGTTTATATAATAATATGAATTTTACTGGTGCTAGTGCTTTAGTTCCTCTTAATATCGAAATAGGCAAATCTTCAACACAATATATAACATTCACAGATTGTCAATTTAATCAATTTTGCTCTATAACAATTCCCAATTTGCTTCTTTCAGTTGTGTATTTCATAAACTGTCAATTTTCGGGATGTGCTATAAAATGTTTTCAGACATCACCTTTACAAGTAATATTTAATAATTGTTCCGGTCTTATTTTAACCGGTTCTAATTATACACTAGTTGGAATGAATGTTGATAATTCAAATATTCCTAGTTTGTCTTTACCTTCTGGAAATTGTAATATTATTAGTGGGAATTTAAATTTTACTAATCCTAGTTATATTAGTATCGACAATCAAAGTTCTTCTTCTCTCGTTAATTATGTAATCGCGGCTAACGGTGCTTCTGGCCTCAAATGGTCGCCATATGCCCCATCATTATTTTTTAGTGATTCTTATTCCGGTCAATATCCCGCTACTACTTCAGGTAATCCACTTACAATTTTCCAAAAAGCTAATCAAATTAATATTATTCCTTTAAAACCTAGTTTATTAACTTTTAGTTTGAATATATCAGTTAGTGGCGGTGCTGATGTATTAACGCTAAATTTAGTTGATGACGACACAGCAAATAATTTAGCTACATTAATATTTAATGTAGCAGGCGGCCAACAAATCCTATCCGGTATCCTTAATTTTAGTATGCCAAACCTTAGTACACTAAACTATAGTATTGTTGGTACATTAGCCACACACAATATAAGCATCAACACCTCTAGTTGTTATAGTATTAAACTGGAACAAAATTTAAATTAAAAAAAATAACTTAAAGAAAATGAGATATAATAAGATAAAATAAGATGTATCAAAACGGCAAAATTTATAAGATTGTTAGTGATAACACTGATAAAATATATATTGGCTCTACCTGTAATCCATTATATAAGAGGTTGTGGCAACATAAAACATCCTATAAAACATTCCAAAAAACTAATAAATATATGTCATCGCATGAAATACTTAAATTTGAAGATTGTAAAATAATTCTTATTGAGGATTTTCCCTGTGAAAGAAAAGAACAATTAATAGCAAAAGAACGTTATCATATTGAATTAAATAAAAATATATGTGTTAATAAAGTAATACCAACTAGAACAAATAAAGAATATAGGCAACAAAATAGGGATAAAATATTGGAAAAAAAAAAAGAATATTACGAACAAAATAGGGATAAAATACGGGAACAACAAACTATGGTAATAATTTGTGAATGTGGTTCTAAATCTACAAAACAACATATATGCCGACATTATAAAACGATTAAACATATTAAATGGGTAGAACAAAATCAATCTTAATTTTTTATATTTTTATTTATTAATAAATGTCTTCAACTGAAACAACAACAGCAATAGCAATAGTAGGGATTATAGCGGGAATAGGCTCAGCAATTGCCCTTATACTAAAACATATAAAACACAGTGAATGTTCAAATTGTTGTAAAATTGATACTAGAAGCCCGACGATTCTAGCCCCGCCACCATCACCGGTATTATTACACAAAAAAACAGAAGAAAATAAAACCGAAGAACATATTAGAGAAATTGAAGTATAATGTATCCATTAAAGAGAATTGGAAATTCTACCTTATTTTGGGATGACGAACACAATATATATATGATTTACAATTGGAAAACATATGATAAAAAATATTATTATACATTAGAAGAAGCAGAAGAAGCATTTCAAAGTGTAAAAAATGCTTTATAATTTAATTTTTAGTTGGATTGTATGCAAAATTATTGATAATTATTTAGATAGAACGACGTATAACCCCATTAAGTGGCGATAAATTATTTTTCATTCGATTTTATATTTTTTTCATTTGGTTTATCACATTCTTTTGGTTTTGGTTTGTCTATTAATATTTTATCTTCATTATTTAGAATTGATACAGTAAATTTATAAATCTTACCTGCAGGCATTTTTGTTTTATTCTATAATATATATAGATTATTTTAATTATTGTTTTTACCTGTTATAAGTAAAATTTAATGTGTAGTAATAGTAAGTATAATGCCATCAATACCAATTGACACAGAATTATATGAGATTGCAAAACAAATAGTTTATTCAAGATATTCTAAGCCTTCCGCCTATCGTTCAGGCGCAGTAATAAAACTATATAAGCAATTAGGGGGAAAATATAAGGATGATAATAAAAAGAAAAGTATTGATGATTACCCATTAAAGAGGTGGTTTTTAGAAATGTGGGGTGATATCAATCCCAATAAGACTAAGACAAGCTATCCAGTTTATAGACCAACAAAACGTATTACAGAGGAATCCCCAACCATAGAAAGTGAATTGAGTAAGTCACGTATTAAGGAACAAGCAAAATTAAAACAAACTATTAAAGGAAAAAAAAATCTACCTAAATTTTAATAATGTGGTATCAAGTTTTATTATGGATGGAAATAAAAGAGAAGAACACAGACAATACGCAATTGACAAAATGAATAAATTAATAAAGCAAATAGAACATATCAGGGATAATCTAATAGAAGAAGAATTGCGATCGAAATTCTTCAATTTATGTTGCTTAATGAGTGATTGGGAAATGAAAACAATAATAATGGGAATACATATAGAAACAGCAGAAGAACGTAAAACACGTTTAGAATATGAGAGACAACGTGAAAGAAAAATGGGTTTAAGTGATGAAGAACAACTTTCTTAATTCATTTCTAAATTAATTTTCTAACTAAATAGTAAAATGGCAAAAATATACTCTATAGAATTTGATAATAGATTATTTATTGACCCACTCAATATGAATACTATTGCACGTGAGATACTAGATGAATATAATAATAAGGAAACGATTAAAACTATATCTTATATTCGTGATAGATGTATTATGACTACTACTTTAAGACAACCCAAAATAACAATAGGTGAACACTATCAAGAAGGCATATATATTACCTTCTTTCCGGTTAAGTTAGAAACCGTCTAGAGTCTAGACAATTTCTAACTTAATTGTTTGTTAATCCGTAAAATGAAAAATGAGCGGAAAACCACCACAATATGAGTGTAAAATGAGTTGCGCTGTTTTTATAAAAACTAAAATTAAAAAAGTGATGAGACTCTAGACAAAGGGAATCTGTTATAAGTTTACAGTGGTCTTACTGTTAGGCTGTAAAAGTGTTAAAAACGCAAAGGGCTTTTATAAGGCTACTATTTTAAACTATCTAGAGTCTAGACACTTTCTAACTTAATTGTTTGTTAATCCGTAAAATGAAAAATAGGCGGGAAACCAACACAATATGAGTGTAAAATGAGTTGCGCTGTTTTTAGGCGCCTAGAGTCTCTATACAGGAATCTAAAAAATGATGAGACTCCAGACAAAGGGAATTACTTATAAGTTTGTGGGGGTCTTACTGTTAGGCTGTA